ACTTTTGTTCCCAAGTGTTAGCGGCTGAAATTGTGTAACTAAATGGATAACTTCTGTTTGGTGTTGAGTTTCTTAATGAACCGCCAAAAGTTCCTGTCAATGAACTACGAACCCAAAATGACAAAGTTATAGTTTTAGCATCGGCTGTACCCCACGCTAAATCAGAAATATTAGTACCTTCAATTCTTTGTTGAAATGTAAACAATTCTGAAGTTCCCACAGTATATGCAGAATTTGATGTAAAGCCTAAATAATTAGTAAATCCTGTAGGCGGGGTAACAGAACCAGCATTTTGTTGCCAAGTCCCTTTGGTTGTTAAACTAGCGTTAAATTGCCACCTATCTACTGTGTATGCACTAGCAGTTCCACTAGCACCAGCATTACGCTGGTCAATCCGACAGTCGCCATTAATTATACGATTCTTAAAGCTAGAAGCGTTTCCAGCACCTAACGAATATCCGTCAGATGTCGCTAACTTATCAGCATTTACTGTTCCGTACGGCATAATTGCTCCTTGCGTTTTTGATGCCACTTCTTAATTGCTTCACTACGCATCTGTTTTTCCTCGTTTGATTGCTTTCTACCTAATCTTGCTTGAGACATCTTTTGTTTTGTTTCTTCTGAGGCTTTTCTGCCTTTACTTGGATGCACTGCTACAGTACTCCAATATTCTTTCTGACTTGCAGACATCTTTGCTCGTGTTTCTAGAGATGCCTTTTTACCTAAGTTTGGTCTGTGATGTACTGTCTTGTAACGACGACCACCTTCTTCTAAGTTATAACCATTAGGTTGTGTTGTTCCAAATACTTTAATCCAAAACTTCTCGCAGAAATCTAATGTTGCAGCATTGTTAATATTGCCGCAAACAGTTTCATAAGTAAATGCTTTACGACCATACTTCTTATAAGCAGCCTTTACAGCGTGTCCGTGTCCTTGCTTAGAATACTTAGTAATAGTTTGTCCCACATACTGTTTACCATTTACAGTATTTGTTACTAAATATACTCGTCCATTCATTTGATGATTCTATTGCGAAATACAGACGAGTTTGGACTAAAGCTATTGACAGAGCCTTGTATTAGATTTGCTTGTACTGTGCCGTAGCTCATTATTGAATTCCTTCAAGCTGTTCTTGTGTTGGGCGGGGTAGGGTTGGATGATTCCACTCTTTAATGTAGTCGCCTTTTTCATCTAAATCATTTTGCAAAACAATGCCCAAAATTAAAAAATATTGTCCTTTTAATTCAGGGTATATTGAAATAATTTTTTCGTATAAATCCATTATGCTGCCCTCACCAAGCAACCGCTAAAAGTTGTATAAAGTAAGCTAGTTCCTACAAAAAGCTGAGAACCACCACTTGCAACTACTAGACCATACAATTCAACATAATCTGTTGAGCCGTTTAAATATACAATTTGCGTTATTGTAGGCTGTAAAAGCAAAAAAGATGAAGACCCATTTATTTGCGCTGCCGCCACAGTGCTTCCATTTTTTTGAATAATAGTAGCAGATGCTGTTAAGCTAGTTCCAGTAGAATACCCAGCTACTGAACCGTTTATTTGATAATACCCAGCAACATTAGGTGTAAAACGATAATTAGAGGTATTAAAACAATTTGCAGTGTCAAATACTTCTGTGTCAACAGCGCATTTTACAAGAGCATTGTTTGTTGGTGCTTGGTTAGCACTCATATAAGCACTAAACGCTGGTATATTACCGCTAACCATCGCTGTTCCTGTAGCGGCTGGTAAAGTAATAGTAAAGTCGCTATTGGTATTTGGGCTTTCTAATGTTACTGAGCCTGTGCCACTAGCATTTCCTTTGGTAATAAGAGAACTCATGTTAATCCTTTATAGTACAACCCAACGACTACCAGTAGGAACTGTTACAGTAACTCCGCTAGAGATTGTTACTGCTCCAACAGAACTAGCAGAATATCCGCTAGGAATTGTATAGCTTGTTCCGATTGTCATATTGTTTAATACAAGACCATTCGTTGCTACGATTGCAGTAGCTTTTAACTCACCAGTGCTTGGTTTGTATAGTAACTTAGCATTGGATGTAAAGATACTTGCTGCTGTTCCAGTTGTAGCATTTAGGAAAGCAGGATAGACATCGGTAGAAGTAGAAGTATCGTTAGAGATTGCTGATCCACCAACAGAAGCCCAAGCAGTACCGTTATAGCCTTCAAACTCATTCGTGGTGGAGTTAAATCGTAACTTACCAGCAACTCCTGCGGGTCTCTCGCCTGTCGTTCCAGCAGGAATCTTAATGGCTGATGTAGCAGTAAACGATGGGTTAGCATCGTCATACTTAACGGTGTCAGCATCATAGGCTTGTACCGTGCTGCCGATGTCAGAATCGACTACAACATTACTACCACCATTCTGAAGTGTACCAGTAAAGTTAGCAGTTACATCGTCATACTTAGCAGTATCTGCATCATAGGCTTGAACATTAGTTCCAATAGCTAAACCTAAAGCAGTTCTTGCATCAGATGCAGTCGTAGAACCAGTACCACCGTTAGCGATAGGCAGAGTACCAGTAATATCCGCAGTGTTGATCTCAATCGCATCCCACGAAGTATTTGTACCGTCAGTTTTAAGATACTTTCCTGCGTTACCAGTTTGAGAAGGAGTGTAACTAGCAGCTAGTGTAGCAGATGCCGCAGCAGCAGTTGCTGAGTTTGCTGCGGAAGTAGCACTATTTGCAGCATTGGTAGCTGAGGTAGACGCAGAAGATGCAGAATTACTAGCGTTGGTCGCTGAAGTAGATGCTGAAGATGCACTGTTCGCTGCATTAGTTTCTGAAGTAGCTGCATTGCTTGCAGAAGTGGACGCTGCAGATGCTGAGGAAGCCGCATTACTTGCTGAAGTACTGGCTGAAGAAGCTGAAGAAGCTGCGTTAGATGCTGAAGTTGATGCTGCAGATGCAGAAGCAGCAGCGTTTGTCTCAGCAGTCTCTGCGTTAGTTTCAGCAGTCTCTGCATTTGTCTCTGCTAACTCTGCAGCAGTCTGAGCTGTCTGAGCAGCAGTTGCAGAATTAGCAGCATTGGTTGCAGAAGTAGCTGCAGCACTAGCTGAATTAGAAGCATTGGTAGCGGATGTAGCAGCGTTAGATGCGGAGGTAGACGCAGAAGAAGCACTATTCGATGCGTTTGTTGCAGCAGTCTCTGCGTTAGTTTCGGCTGTTTCAGCGTTGGTTTCAGCGGTTTCAGCAGCAAGTTGAGCAGCTTCAGCAGCAGCCTGTGCAGCCTCGGCAGCAGCTTGAGCAGTTTCAGCATTAGTCTCTGCTGTTTCCGCATTAGTTTCTGCAGTTTCAGCGTTAGTCTCTGCAGTCTCTGCGTTGGTCTCTGCTAACTCTGCTGCAGCTTGCGCTGTCTCAGCAGCAGCTTGAGCAGCCTCTGCAGCAATCTGAGCAGCAACGGCTGCGTCTTTAGCAGCTAGAGCTAATAGTACTTCACTTGCAGCATCCTGGGTAGCGTCTCCTGCACCACCTGCTCCACGATAAATTGCCAAGGTCTATCTCCTTATTTGTTTAAATACACTCAGTGAATGCACTTAAACAAAACTCCCCAGCATACGCTGGAGAGTCTTGAGAGTTACTACTAAGCGTTAACAGCGAGTACGAAACCAGCCTCAGGACGTACAGTCTTAACACCGAAGAGGGTGTCAGCAGTGTACAGAGTAGACAAATACTCTTGTTTGTACTGAGTCTGTGAACGAACAGCCATCTGCTCAGCCAATACCATTGCATCTTTGTGCGCAAGGATAGCAGCTTTGATGTCACCACCAGCAGTTGCTGTGTTCTGAGCATCAGTTTCGATAACAGGGCAGTTGCTCGAAACATAGATGTCGATACCATAGAGGCTACCGATCTGACCATTCTGAACACCACGACCATCAACAAAATCAGAGCTGTTATAACGATCAATACCCATGATCGCAGAACGCAACGAAGGAGGAACAACAAAGAAACGGTTGTCCATTGGAACGTCAGCGTCGTCAACGAGCTTGATCAAAGCACGGAAACCAGCATCAGTGAACACGTCAGCAGGAACTACGGTGTCTTCTGCGTAAGCAGTTAAACCAGTAGAAGCGTCGATGTAATAGCTGTTGCTATGAGTCCAGTCAGAAGTACCATCACCAAAGGTTTGACCCAAAGTGAAGAGCTCATCGTCAACTTTCTTAGCCAAAGCGTAACCAGCATCTTCGGTGTAGAAACGACGTAAAGAAGCCAAAGCTTGAACTTCGACGATGTCCTCGATGAAACGTGAGTATTCGAAGTGCTTGTTGATAACAACTTGAACTTCAGTCTCGGTATCAGCTTGGATGTTTACAACAGTGTTAGCTGACTTAGCAGAAGCAGCACCACGAGTTGGCTTAGGAATATGGAGCGTGTCGCCCTTCTTACCACGCATCGTCATTTTGTTGACGAGGTTTGCCAAAACAAGGTTCTTCTTGTAAGCAGCGATTACTTCGTCACTCCAGATCTCTGGAATGAATTTGTCAGCATTGGTCTTGTTGACAATGGTAGTAGAACTACCAGGATATGCAGCAGTTGTTAAAGCCATTTTTAAAATCTCCTAAATGAATTAAAGTTATTTAACCCTGCCCTCTGCGTAAGCTTGGAGAATTTCATCTGCCATGCTTTCGTATCGGTTTGGGTCTTGCATTCTTAAGCGAATAAGATCTGCACGACGATAAACAGGTTTTGTTGACTCCCCAGTACCGCCTTGTTGAACGGCAGCAGTCTTAAGTGCTTTGCTTCGGTTCTCTTCATCGACTTTCTTCAGCGATTCGTCAGCAGCTTTAGTAGCTTCTATTTTTTGTTGTTTGACGTTGCGTAGAGACTTGTAAGTATCTAGCAGTTCTAACGCTGAATCTACATCGTAGTTGTTTGCCTTAGCAAATAATTCCATACGAACCTTAGAACCTTGAATCCATGAAGCAAAGTCCTCAGATTGTGCTACACTTAAATAGTCAGGATGTGCTTTCTCAATCGTCTGCAATGCAACTACTTGGGCTTGTTGAGCTTGTTGTTCTTGCAATTGCTTTAGGATTGGGTTGTTTGCTACAGCCTGATTTACTGCCTTAGCAGGGTCTTCAAACCAATCAATCTCTTGTGCTTTACTTGGCTGTGAGTCGTGCTTCTGTTCGAGTTGTTGCTTTAGAAGCGTATCCGCTAACTTACGTACTTCTCCAACCTCCTGAGCTTGTCGTCCGATTAACTTCTCGGCTTCTTGATGCATCCTGATAATCTCATCAAGAGATTTACCACGATACTTCTCAGGTAATTCGGGTGCGGGAGCAGCCTCTTCAGGTTGTGCTGCCATTTGCTCAGCAGCGTCTGGGGTTGTACCCTCGTCTTTTGTTGGATCAGCGAAGTTCTCGTTAGATTCTTCTTCTTGCAGTTCGATAAAATTTGCAGCCATGTATATTCTCCTGTCGCAATGCGATTTTAGGACATTTAAAAAATAGCTCGGTGGTCAAGAGTCCATTTACGAGCCGTTGTTAGCTATTTGTTTTTCTTTCCAATGCCAGCTTCTCAGCTCTCATCTTTGCCCATCGTGCCGTAGCACTAGGGAAATCTCCACAGATAGGGTCTAAACCCAACCTAGGAGAGGAAAGAATGCGAGTAGCTACCTCGCCACACTCACCACACTGAACTTCTTTTGTGTCTATATCGACGAAGGACTCAGTGATGTGTGAATTCTTACATTCAAAGTCAAACATCCGTCTCGGCATTGTCTTCCTCTTTCTGAAGCTGCTCGTAGACTTCGGTGCTTGACTCTCTTAAATTCTTTAGCCAGGTCATGATAGAGACTTCTCCCTTTCTAAACCAGAGCTGCTGCTCAGTATCAACACCTTTAATGGTATCTGTGCTACTAAGCATTAATTCTATGTCTTCTACTAGATCCTTCCATCCTTTGGAAGCCATCATGGAGAAGCGTTCTTCGTAATAATCCTGTAATTCTCTGTTCATACTCTTTTTCCTTGACAAGGAGAGTTGTTTGTGTTAGTATATGCTAATATTATACCATAAAATTTACAATTTGTCAAGAGTTATTGCATTTTTGTAGCAGTTTGTAACATAGCAATACGCTCGTTTGACATGATATCAGCCTCTTTAAGGGCTAAATTAGCGATTTTCTCCGCTTGTGTGAAGGGGTCAGTACCCATTGGCTTGTTTGCAGCCTCTACAGCCTTGATTTGGGTCTCTACAGGGATTGCCTGAGCCTGAGCTCCAGCCTTCTGAGCTTCTGCCATAGCCTTAGCAGCCTCAGCTTGAGTCTTCTGCAGGGTAGCCTGAGCAGTTGCTAGGGCTAATTGCTGCATTTGCTGCTGCATTGGGTCAGGTTGACTCATTTGTTGGAGTCCTGCTACGATTTCCTCACGATTAGAGATGCTTGAGCCCTGAATTACACCCTGTAACAGCAGAGGAACGATAGGAGATTCAGCTCCTAAGGTGGACATTAAGCCCA